GGCTAGGCCAGTCTGTACAGGGCTCTGAGGGGAGTCTATCCTGCAACTATAGAATCACAAAGGCCACGTGAGACTATAGAAGTAGACATAGCTCCCGCTCTACTTGTCTGTATCGTAGGAGCGGCCACTCTGAGTGGTACAGACCAGAGAACCTCCAACTTTCCTTAGCCATTTGTTCCTTTTACCTTCACTTTCCCCCTTTCCCCCATACCAAATAACCTAGTACTTACAAAACAAGCTTGACCCCCTTGGGCCTATAGTTATACCAAGCTAACATCGGCGAGTGTGTGCAAGGGTAACCTATCTAAGTACATGCAGTATGTATAACACACCTTTACAAATCCTTCTACAGGGGTTTCTGGTGGTAGGCTCATTGTAACCCTTTCCCCAAATATCTCTTTATTTATCTCTAAGGTGGTCGCGACACCTTAGTTATATCGCCTAGACCTTTGGCGTGACACAAGTAATCACTCCATGTGATTGTCTATCACATGGAACTACTTGTGAAAGTCATCTATCCCCTCACCTATACCTTCTACCCTTGGTAGATAGCCTCTGATAACAAAGACTTGCTGTCTGCGACGGGACCTGGCTCCACTCATCCCACAATCCACATGCGTCTACTTATCGCAATGCCAACCTCTATATTCGTATAGACACGGGCAGTGGTAGGGACCCTCCCTCTAACTGGGAATATTTGGAGATACTATTCTAAAATGAGATCTCTGGTCAATTTAGGCTTCGGCCTAAATTGGCCCCCCCTCTATATTACGGGTTTCCAGTATAAGTCCTAGTTTAGGACTTGTCTTTGCCTTGACCGCTTAACCCCGGTTATGGCACTCACCTCTCTACATCTAAGGGTTCTTTATTATACAATATCGTAATGAGAATTCCTAATCTAAGTGGTGCTGGTTCTCCGACAACTTCATCTACATTCAAACATCTTGATGCTGTCTTTTCAGCTCTGTCCTTACTTGCCTCCTACCTCAAGCTTAACAATATAGAAGCATTCCTCACTGCCTTGCAGACATCGTATCAACGAGTATGTTACATGATTAACATAAATCCTGAATCAACAATTGCTGAACTTAAGAGGGTTAGAATGGATTATATCTCTTGGATAAGAGGTGGTCCTGTCCCTAGACCTGTTCCCATACTTGATGAGAATGACGAAGTCCATGTTCGTATCGGGGCTCAGGATAACTCTAAGCCAACAGGCCTATCTTACATCCATGAAGAGAATATACTCTCTATACTATGTATCCAATCTTTAGTTGATTTTAAGATATCACTACATAAAAATACAGATAAGAATATCATTAGATTAATTGACATCTTGGTGATCGCCTTCTTAGATATTAACAGAGTCATTGTTCTTCCTTATGTCAAAGATCTGTCTACAATCACCAATGGTCACAGTTCTGTCTATGGTAAAGAGGTCCACACTCCAAATCAGGACATCACTGTACTGCCGACTCCTATGGGTGATGGTAATGCCAAATTGACACATGATATCCCTTCTAAAGTTGAAGCCATCCTAGCTGAGTGGGATATGACCCCCGAGAAGATGAAAGCTGCTTACAAGGCTAAATGCCGAGCCCAGAAGCCCATCATAATCTCATCAGCTGGGCCAAATGGCGACTCAACTTGGACAGCTTACTCGGATGCTAAAGCTCTATTAATGAATAGACAAGTTATACAAGCCTTGAATTCTTTTGCAATTGAGAGTGGCCTAAAACGCTTTGTACGGATGCTTATTGCTACAGTCCAACTTAAGGCTGTCGATATAATACCTGAGACATCTGTGAAACTAGGTAAGATCATCACCTTCGCAGAGTGGGGCGGTAAAACGCGTCATGTAGCTTCTCTCGATTATTGGACACAGCTTATAATGTCTCCTTTACATGATACTTTGTTTGATCTGTTAAAATCTATTCCTGAAGATGCAACCTTTGATCAAGATGCAGCCTCTGATGTAATCAGAGAATGGACAACTAATCCAACAGCTGAACTTAACAGCTTTGATCTAACCGCTGCTACTGATCGGCTACCAATATCTTTACAAGGGAGAATCCTCAATAAAATGTTAGGTATGAGTGCGATCGGGCATCACTGGGTTAATATCTTTGCTCACCGTGATTACTATGATGTAGACAACCTCCCAGTTAAATATGCTGTCGGAGGGCCAATGGGGTCAAAGTCTAATTGGGCGATGCTGGCCTTAACTCATCATATCATAGTTAAGTATTCTGCGATTCTTTGCGGTCTACAATTCTTCAGAGATTATAGAATATGCGGAGATGATATTGTTATCAATAACCCAACTGTTGCAACCAAGTACAAAGAGGTTGTGGCCTATCTCGGTTTAACTATAAATGAGAAGAAGTCGATCCTATCTTCGGAGAACCTCTCTCCTGCTGCGGAGTTCTGTAAGCGGGTTTTCGTTAATGGTTTTGAATACACAGGCCTGACCACAAAACTCATTGCTAAGGTAGTGATGAATGGTCGCCTTTTACCACAGCTGCAGAATGAGTTAGTTAAGAGAGGTTTCACATTACCCGGACACTCCCTATTTAATTGGATGGGAGCTCTGGTCGATCCGCAGTCTCATGGATTCCTAGCAGTATTGAACTTGCTCCCCACAATGATAACTGGTCTAATTAATAAAATAGAATTACCATCTCGAACTCCAGCCCTATCAACCTGGTGGGCACCGAAATATGTCCTTACCGAGAATGATATGGTTCAAGCGTATACTTATGTAGCTGCAGTCGAACAATTAAAACGTCTTGATGCCCTATTAAGACAAACTGTAATGGTAACTGATACCATTGCTAGTGCGACTGCCGCATCTTATAACTTAACACTCGATTCACTTGAGTGGGCTAAAGATCCAGAGGCCCATCCTTTCCTGAAACAACTTAAGAAATATACAGAAGACCTTTCACCAGCACACCCTATTGTTGAAGCTTCTCAATTGGAGGCTATCAGAATCTCACTGTTACTAACTAAGATTAGTAATGGTTCAATGTCAATTGAGTCTGCAGCGAGAGGGAAACTTCTAGATATGTTTAGAAATAGCTTGGCTTCGATGTGGAGTGATGTGGACGCAGCTAAGGCTCAGGCTGATCGTACACTGGTTACTAAGGCGTTAGACGTAGTCGAGACTCTTGTAACTAACCTTGAAGATAGAATGATGCCAGATGAGTTGCTGAAGGCCAAAACCGCAATCTTTAGTACTAAACTACAACACTTTGAGCGTAACTGGACTATACGATGGGTGTTAGGTGCTAATGTCACAGTAAATACAGTTAAGACAAGAGTTGTCCAATCAGTTTCTGTAGCAGATGTTAATGCTGATGCTATCATACGTTCGCTTCCAATTACACGTAAGACCCGAGTTTAACCAAAATTCCCCCCAGTGAGGGCAATACCGGGATCGTCCGGCTAACCGGATCTGGGGAGGGCTGACTGCCCGGGCAGAAGAAGATTGCAGCGACTTAGAATATAGAGTTGGCGATTCTCCCTTAGGGAGACATAGGTCCCCAGACCGGGGAACTCCTAGAAACCAAAGCCGTCAGTGTGTTGCTCTATGGGCGGAAAACTATTAGAGAACGT